GCTGGCAATGGCATGATCGGCTATGTTGCGAAAGAACGTGTCGATGGCAAGTTGATCCTGCCGGAAGCAGTACAGATCTTGAACGTAAAGACGGCCTGATGAATGAAGGAGGGGATGAGAGTGATCGTCACGTTGGAAGAAATGAAGAACTATCTCCGAGTCGACTTCAGTGATGATGACACTCTCATCACCACTTTGATCACCAACTCGGAGAAATTATGCATGGATGTGCTGCGGACAGATTCAAAGGACACACTGGAAAGCTGTGCCAATGGAAAGATTGCAGTGCTCTATGCAGTCTCCTATCAATACGAGCATCGTGAAGAAGCAGATTTCCATGAGCTCACACTTACTCTGCGTTACTTGTTGTTTGGCAGCCGGGAGGTCGAATTCTGATGGATATTGCAGCATTGAACAAGAAGGTTACGTTCCAAAAACTTACGGTCATTGTTGATGCCTATGGCAATCACACCAATGGCTGGGTAGATTCATTTACCCATCATGTGACAGTCAGCGGTGAATCTGGAACAGAAGAGTCAGATGCCGGGATTGTCTTTTCAAAAGATACCTGCAGCATCACGACCCGTTGGTGCAAGGGCACATCATCTGTAAAGACTGATGGGTATCGAATTGTCATGGATGGCATTATCTATAACATTGAGAGCATTGATCATCTGAACTATAAGAAGCATGCTATCAAATTCAATTGTCGGAGGCAGCCTGATCATGAGCGGTAAAAATGTATCAATCGATGATATGTCTGACGCCATCATGAATGAACTGAAAGAATATGCAGATCTGGCTGTTGCTGATATGAAAGATGCTGTCAAGGATACTGCGAAGTCAGTGAAAAAAGATATTGAGAGTTCTGCACCAGCCCGTACTGGCAAATACAAAAAGAGCTGGTCTGTAAAAAATGTGAATGAGAATGCGAACAGCATCGATGTCGTAGTTCATTCGCGTAACAGGTACCAGCTCACTCATCTGTTGGAACATGGTCATGCAAAACGTGGCGGTGGCAGAGTGGCAGGAAAGCCGCATATTGCTCCAGCAGAAGAGAAAGGCAAGCAGGAACTCATCAAAGTAATCGAGGAGAAGCTGAAATGACATATGAGGATGTTATGGCAATACTGACGGAATGCAATCTTCCATTTGCATATGACCATTTTGCCGAAGGTGAGTCTGTGGACCCGCCTTTTTTAGTTTTTCTCTTTCCAGGCACTGACAATATGTTCGCTGATGATCAGGTCTACTACAAAGTGAATGAGCTGAATATCGAACTCTATACCGATAAGAAAGATCCAGTACTTGAATGTCAGATTGAGGATGTCCTCACTGCGCATGAGATTCCATATGAAAAGACAGAGACATGGATCGAATCAGAAAAGATGTATGAGGTGCTTTACGAAACAGAAATATAGAAGGAGGTCATAAGAATGACTACAAGAAAGAATAAAGTGAAGTTCGGTCTGAAGAACTGTCACTATGCACTTACCACTCTTGCAGAAGATGGCACGATCACCTATGGCACACCGAAAAGTCTGCCTGGCTCTGTCAGTCTGGCACTGGATGCCGAGGGTGAGAATGAACCATTTTATGCAGATGATTCCGTATACTATATGATCAGCAACAACAATGGCTACTCAGGTGATCTGGAACTGGCACTTGTGCCTGAAGAGTTCCTCAAGGATATCCTGAAGGAAATCGAGGATGCCAATGGCGTACTTGTCGAGAACAAGGATGTTGAGCCGGAGCATTTTGCATTGCTCTTTGAGTTCACTGGAGACCAGAGAAAGATCCGGCACTGCCTGTATTATTGCAGTGCAACTAGACCGTCTATGGAAGGTGACACTAAGGAAGACAAGACTTCAGTAAAGACTGAAAAGCTTTCCCTTACAGTATCCCCACTTCCAAGCGGTGTAGTGAAGGTCAAGACAGGTACAAATACATCCGAAGCAATCTATAACGATTGGTATAAGGCTGTATATGAACCAAAGGCTCCAACAGCAACTACTACCGGTGATACAACAGCCGGAGCATAAACGATATGCAGGCAGGGGAGTGATTCCCTGCTTGCTTCTTTTTTAGGAGGATAAAGAAATGGCAGTAACCAAAACAATTGAGATTGATGGAATTCCAGTAACATTTCGGGCTTCAGCAGCAATCCCAAGATTATACAGAAATCAATTTCACAGGGATATCTATAAAGATCTATCAGTACTTGAAAAAAGTATTGATAAGAGTGAAAAGGAAGATGGTGATTTAGATTCCTTCAGCCTGGAACTCTTTGAGAACATTGCCTGGCTGATGGCAAAACATGCCGATCCAGAATCTGTAGCAAAGACACCTGATGAATGGTTGGATCAGTTTAATACCTTCTCGATTTATGAAGTCCTGCCACAGATCATCTCTCTTTGGGGCTTGAATGTTGAGCAGCAGGTCGAGTCTAAAAAAAACTTCATAAAACAGATCGAGAAATGACAACACCACTATTCTTATTGCGGTGTGTTCAACTCGGTCTGTCGATTCGTGATTTGGATCTTCTGACCATCGGAACCGTTAATGATATGTATACGGAGATGGGAAATGATAGCTACAACTATTCTGAGGTGGCCACACAAGATATGATGGATCGGTTTTGAACGGGGTTGTGGTATCATTGTCGTAGCAATACAAATCCGAATTTGAATGTAAGTTTATTCATGTAGGAAGAGATGATTGATAAATGAACTATACGGATATTAACGCAAAAGCAGTCGATTCATGGGTCGAAAATGGTTGGGAATGGGGTACACCTGTTACCCATGAGGTATTTAATGCAGCTAAAAATGGGGAATGGAACGTACTACTGACACCTGTAAAAAATGTTCCGCATGAATGGTTTTTACCTTATATAAATGACAACAAATTGAAAACTGTTAAAATACTCGGACTTGCAAGTGGCGGAGGTCAACAAATGCCAGTTTTTTCAGCCTTAGGGGCTGACTGTACAGTGCTCGACTACTCAGATAAACAACTGGAGAATGAAGCTTTAGTGGCTGATCGTGAAGGATATAGCATCAACATAGTAAAAGCAGATATGACGAAAAGACTGCCTTTTGACGATGGAACATTTGATATAATCTTTCATCCTGTTTCTAACTGCTATATTGAGGATGTATATCATGTTTGGAATGAGTGTTTTCGAGTGTTAAAAAAAGGTGGCGTTCTACTTGCTGGGCTTGATAATGGATTGAATTTTATGGTAGATGATACCTTTCAAAGACCTATGGTAATATCCAACAAGCTTCCATTTAATCCGCTGAAAAATCCTGAACAAATGGAAAAATTGATGAAAGACAATGATGGAATAGAATTCAGCCATAACATAGAAGAACAAATAGGCGGACAGCTCAAAGCAGGATTTATTTTAACAGATATCTATGAAGATTTTAACAATGATGCTGAATCAATATCAGATGGAATAGCTGCATTTTGGGCAACTAGAGCAGTGAAACAATCAGACAAGTCAAGCAACGAAAAATGAGCATAATGCTTGTATCGACAAATTCCGATTTAGTGAGCTGTTGTAAAAATTGAATGTTCATCATCAAGCACTTTCACAGAGATGTGGAGGTGCTTTTTTCGTACTCAGAAAGGAGGCCAAGTATGGCAGATCGAATTAAAGGAATTACTGTAGAGATCGGTGGCGATACCACTGGCCTCTCAAAAGCCCTAGCCGGAGTTAATCAGGAAATAAAGAATACTCAGTCACAGCTCAAGGATGTCAATAAACTCCTCAAACTAGATCCAACCAACTCGACTCTGATTGAGCAGAAATTCAAACTGCTTGGTCAGTCCGTAGATGATACAAAGAAAAAGCTGAATGATCTGAAGTCAGTGCAGGATCAGATGGATGCAGGTCTGAAGAACGGATCAGTCACCCAGCAACAGTATGATGCATGGCAGCGTGAGATTGTTGCTACTGAACAGGAACTCAAGAATCTGGAGAAGGAATGCAAGACCACTGATTCTAATATTTCTGCAACACTGAAACAGGCCGGTTCAAAGATGCAGGAAGTCGGTGGAAAGATCAGCGGTGCGGGTGATAGCCTCAGTAAAAGCGTCACGGCTCCTATTGTTGCAATTGGCACAGCTTCACTGGCTGCATTCAAAGAAGTTGATGATGGCTTGGATACTGTTGAACAGAAGACGGGTGCTAGTGGATCTGCATTGGATGAAATGAACCAGATGGTAAAAGATCTGGCCACAGAGATTCCAACCGACTTTGCTACAGCGGGTGCCGCTGTTGGTGAGGTGAACACAAGATTCAAATTTTCTGGTGATGCACTGGATCAACTGTCTGGTAAGTTTATCAAGTTCTCACAAATCAATAACACTGACGTATCAACCTCTGTAGATAATGTCTCTGGCGTATTGAATGCCTTTGGACAGGACAGCTCAAATGCCGGAGATCTGCTGGATGCTCTCAATGCTACAGGACAGGCAACTGGTATCGACATGGGTACTCTTGCTAGTTCACTTCAGTTGAATGCGGTGCAGCTCAAAGAAATGGGTCTGAACTCGCAGCAGGCTGCCGGTTTCATGGGCATGGTCGAAATGTCTGGTCTTGATACATCGGCTGCAATGATGGGCTTGAAAACAGCAATGAAGAATGCCACAAAGGATGGGCAGACATTAGACCAGGCAATTGCGAAATTCTCAGAAACTATGAAAGGAAATGGATCGGAGACAGAGAAACTACAGGCTGCCTACGATCTTTTTGGAAGCAAGGCTGGTGCGGCAATCTACAATGCGGCATCAACAGGAAAACTGAATCTGGAAAATCTGTCTGGATCACTGGGTAACTTCTCAGGGAGTGTTGAAAATACATTCAATGAGACTTTAGATCCAATTGACCAGTTCCAGATGAGCATGAATAGCCTAAAGGAAACAGGAGCAGATATTGGCAACTCATTAGCGACTGTTCTGGCACCGGTGTTGAAGGATATTTCAGGAGCTTTGAAGACATTCTCGGAGATCTGGAACAATATCCCAGAACCTGTACAGAATACGATCATCAAGATTGCATTGCTGGCTGCAACAATTGGTCCGATTTTAGTTGCGGGCGGAAAGGTCATCAGTGCGGTCGGGACAATCACGAGTGCTATTGGAAGCCTGACAACTTTCTTGGGCATTGGAACTGCAGCTACGACTGCTGCTGGAACGGCAGCCACAGCAACTGGTGCAGCGGTTGGTGCTGCATCAATTCCGCTGCTGCCAATCATTGGCATCATTGCGGCAATTATTGCAGCAGTCGTTGCCATCATTGCAATCGTGAAGAACTGGGGAGCAATTACTGATTGGTTCAAAGGCGTATGGTCCGGATTTTGTGATGGGATTCAGACGGCTTGGACTGCTGTTGGTAATTTCTTTACTCAGACATTACCGAATTTCTTTTCTGATGTCGGTCAGAAATGGTCAGATGGCTGGAATACGATGAAGACCAATGCAGGGACCATCTGGGATAACATCAAGACTGGTGTTGGCACCTCAATCGACAATATCAAGACCAATGTAGGAAATGGACTCGATAACGTGAAGCAGTCTTTCTCGGATAAGCTGTCTGCAGCACATGATGCAGCATCTTCTATCATGGAGAATATTCGGAATGCTTTCAGTGACAAAATGAGTGCGGCAAGAGATGGTGTTTCCAATGCAATCGATGCAATCAAGGGTTTCTTTAACTTCGATTGGCATCTACCAGAGATCAAACTGCCTCATTTTTCAATTGAGGGGAGCTTCTCACTTGATCCACCATCGATTCCTCATATTGGCGTTTCTTGGTACAAAAAGGCAATGGGAGATGGCATGGTCTTGAACAGCCCTACGATCTTTGGATCACAGGGTGGACAGCTACTTGCCGGTGGGGAAGCTGGACCAGAAGCTGTCGTTGGAGTCAGTTCGTTATCCTCGATGATCCAGAATGCAGTTTCGTCACAGACTGGAAGCATTACTGCCGCAATTGCATCTGCACTTGCAGGTGCAGGCAGTACTGGAGATATCACGATCCCTGTTTATCTTGATGGGACATTGATCGATGAGACAATCATCACAGCACAGCAGCGGATGGCACTTCGGTCAGGAGGCAGATGATGGCATTTACAAAATACCTGCGGATCAACAATACAGATATTCCGCTTCCAGTCTCCTATGATCTGTCGCTATCAGATGTAGAGGCAGATTCTTCCGGTGATACAGAAGCAGGAACAAAACAAAGAGATCTTGTGCGGTCCGGCATGGCAGAGATTTCAGTTGTTCTTCAAGTTTCGCCGGAATGGCTGAAGAAGTTATCTGCCATGAGAAAGCTTCCAAAGTTATCTGTTGAGTTCTTCAATACAGAAACAATGATTCCCGAGACCCGCGAGATGTTCATGGATGGTTTCAAATCATCCTTGGTCCATGACACCGGTAAAAAGGGGCTTTGGAAAGTCAGCTTTGATCTAAAAGAATACTAGAAGGGAGCGGGATTATGTATTCGGTTTCGGATGCTTATAAAATTGCAATACAAGAAAATGCCCGCTCCTTTTCGTGGTCTGGGTCAATTGTCACCGCAGAAGGGAAAGAGTATCCATTTGCCAACAAGGACATTGTAAAAGGTTCAGGATATGTTACCAGGCAGTGCTCAGGAAGCTCTGAAATCGAACTTGGGTCGGTCTATGCTGCAGAGATGGGCATTTCATTATTCTCTGACATTGACCGATATAGTCTTGAGGATGCAAAGATCACGCTTGCCTTCCATATGACACTCAAGGATGGAACGATTGAAGATGTTCCTTTGGGTGTCTTTTTTGTTGCAGAAGCGAACCGTAAGATCCGTACTCTTGAGATCAAAGCATATGATGCAATGCTGAACTTTGAACATGCATACAACAAGGCACAGTCAAGTGGCTATCCTTATGACCTATTGACTTTGATCTGCAAAGACTGCAAGGTCGATCTGGCTCAGAAGAAAGCAGAGATTGAGGCACTCCCAAACGGGACAGAACTTTTGGGTGTATATCCAGATAGCGATATTGAGACCTGCCGAGATCTTCT